GAGTCGAAGGGCGCTATCTCGGACGAGTTGGTTTCGTTCATCGGGAAGTGTCAGGCTAGCCCCTCCTACTTCATCGAGACGAGTCTCCATGTCGCTCCGATGGAGGGCGGCGAGATCGTGCCCTTCAAGTTGAACCCCGGGCAGACGCGGGTGATGGAAGCGGTCGAGCGGCAGCTGAAAGAGCAGCGCCCCGTCCGAGCCATCATCCTCAAGAGCCGCCGTCAGGGCATTTCTACGCTCTGCCAAGCCCTCGGGTACTGGGCTACGAGCCTGTTCCCATACCGAAACGGCATGGTGGTGGCCCACAAGCGGGAGAACACCTCCGAAATCTTCCGCATGACGAAGCTGTTTTATGACACCGATGAGCGGTCGCGCCTGGGTGTGCGCCCGGGGGTCATCAACAGCAACGAGCAGGCCATCCGGTTTGACGTGGATCGCAGGGCCAAGGAGCGCGGCGAGAAGGGGCTCACGTCGAACCTGCTGGTGGAGTCCTCGGAGGGCACGGGCGTCGCAGTCGGGCTCACTCTCCACTTCCTCCACGCCTCTGAGGCGGCAAAGTGGACGAATTCGGCCATCATGGCGGGCCTCGGGATCGCGCTTTCCAAGACCAAGGGCTCGATGGGGCTCATGGAGAGCACCGCCGAAGGCATCGGCAACGTCTTTGAGAAAACCTGGACGGCCGCCGTCAACGGCAAGAACGACTGGGAGCCGATTTTCCTGCCCTGGAGCATCGACCCTCGCTGCACCTACCCGGTGAATCAGGTCGAGCGGGAGCAGTGGGACTTTGAGGACAAGGACGAGTACGACCTGTATGAGAAGCACCGCCTCTCGCTGGAGCAGTTGAAGTGGCGGCGCATCCAATTGGGCTCTCCCGACCTCATCCGGCCCGGGGTGAACCCCAAGGACGTGTTCCGGCAGGAGTACCCAATCACCCCGGAGGAGGCGTTCCTTACCACCGGGCAGTCGTTCTTCTACATGGAGGGCTTGCAGACCCTTGAGCAGAGCGGGAAGGGCACCAAGAGTCCCGCCTATAGGGCCGTCATCCCTCTCAACGGCATCCCCGCGTCGCGCAAGGGCAGGGAGCCCATCATCGTCGCCCCGGTAAAAGACCAGTATGGCGAGTTGACGGTGTGGGAGGACCCCGTCCCGGGCGAGGATTACGTCATCGGGGCCGACGTGGCGCAGGGATTGGAGCACCGGGACTACTCGGTGGGCTGGGTCCTGCGCCGATCCAACCTGCGGTTCGTCGCTCGCATCAAGGGAAACAAGTTCGATGCTGACGAGTTCGGCCAGAAGTTGTGCTTGCTGGGCTGGCGGTACAATACCGCCCTGCTTGGCCCGGAAATCAACGGTCCTGGCGTTGCTGCGGTGGCTGCGATCCGTCGTCTCCGGTACTCGCGGGTCTGGTTCGACCGGGACATCCTCAAGACTGGCGAGCCCATCGGAAAATACATCGGGTGGCGCACCACCTCGGCCAACCGGCGCTCGGTCCTGGAGCGTCTGGAGGAGGAGATCCGCCGCCTGACCATCGACATGCCCTCCTTGGAGTTCTACGAGGAGGCCAAGGTGTTCCAACTCATCGACGGCAAGCCCCAGGCGATGGCCGGTAGGCATGACGATGAGATCATGTCGGCGGCTATCGCACTCCAGTTGCACATTCTGGGTGGCGCGACCCGTGGGAACAACAGTCCTGCGGCCAAACTCATCGAGCCGCCCTTCAACCCGATGCAGTTGGTCCCGACCACCATGCGTAAGAAGGCAAACATTCACGTCCTGGAGTGGTTCTAGTGCCCTACGCCTCTGAAACACTCGCCGCCATCCTTCTTGGCCTCCTCGCCCTGTCGATCTGGGACAACTACTGCCGCCGGAAGTTGATTGAGCGGTGCGTGGAGTTGCTTGCGGCGCGCTCCTACGGCGAATTTGCCGCCGGGAAGGCGAAACTGGAAGGCAAGACCACCGTCCCCGAGGAGTGGGACCCGAATTTCTAACTAGGAGCCTCAAATGGACGGAAACCTCGCTCTCCCCACGCCACAGGCGTCATATCTTACTGACGACCAGCTTGCCAAGCTGGAGTCGGACACCAATTCCTTCTGTTCTTCGGCTGCCGAGAAGCGCCGCCAGTTTGAGTCGAGGTGGATGCTCGCTCGGCGCATGGTTTCTGGCGACCAGTGGCTCTCGGAGGCCAAGTCCCCCACGGGTCCAGCGGGGCTGAACGAGGTCAGTCTCCCGGGCCGGATGCAGAAGTGGAAGATCACCGCAAACCGGCTCCTCCCGGGCGTCGATACCCGGCTTGCCCACGTTCTCAAGAACAAGCCCATCGGCGTCGTCGTCCCCGAGACGCAGGACGAGGAGGATCGCAACGCCGCTCGCATCGCTGATGAGGTGGTGGAGTACGATCTTCGCACCCTCGACTACCAGCGCATGATGGCAGAGCGGGCGGGCCCGGAACTGTTCGTCACCGGCAACGTGTTCTTCCACTGGTACTGGGACCCCCTCGCTGGCCCCGATATCGAGCAGGTCAAGTACCGGCAGGACGAGTTCGGGCAGCCCATCATGGTCCCGGTGGAGATCCCTGACCCCGTCACGGGCGCCATGGTGCCGAATCCAGATCCCGGGGCTGGCAAGCCCATCGAGGAGAGCAGGAAAACGATCCCCCGGGGCGAGCCCGGACTGGCCGTCGTGGAGCCCGAGGAACTGTTCTGCGAGCCCGGGGCCAAGAGCCTCGATGACTGCCAGATGGTCGTCCACTCGACGCTAAAGCCCCTACCCGATACGAAGCGGCTGCTGGAAATGGCTGGCGTGGACCCCGAGAAGATCGAGGGCGTCAAGCCGATGAAGGATACCCCGTGGGGGGCCGACGTGGCTGCGGCTGCGAAGGCTGCGGGGCTCTCCAGTTCCGACATCGCCTCCCGCTGCGAGGTCCGGGTGATCTGGGCCAAGCCAAATGCGGACAGGGGCTTCCCGAAGGGCCTGCGTGGGGTGATGGTGAACCGGCAGATCATGTTCGCAGAGCCCACCCCCGAGGGCAGCGACCACATCCCGTTCGTCCACCTGATGGAGCGTCCCGTGGCGGGACAGTTCTATGCCACGTCCAGCGTCATCCAGGCCATGCCGCTCCAGAAGGCGCTCAACCTGACCATCAGCCGGGACGAGTATCGGCGCACGGTCCAGCGGCCCAAGCTGCTCGCTGACCATGAGGCGGGCGTCGAGGAGGGGTCTGTCACAAACGACGACTCCGACATCGTGTTCAAGAACGCCGGGTATCTGGTGGAGTGGATGGCTGCCCCCACCTACGAGTCCGACCCCCGGGCCTCGGAGCGGTACATCCAGATGATCGATGACCTGTTCGGGAACGTCGCCATCCTCTCGGGCGAGTCGGACGGCGAGGTCCGGTCTGGACGGCAGGCGTTCATCCAGGGGGAGTACGCTGGAACCGCCCTCTCTGGCCCGGCCCGGTCCATCGAGCGGGCCGTCTCTGCCATCGGTGGGGGTCTGCTCAAGCTGCGGAAGAAGAACACCGACGAGAGCCGCGACATCCAGATCGTCGGCAGGAACCGGGCAGTCGAGGTGCTGGCCTTCCGGGGTTCGGACCTCGACGGGGCAGGCGACTATTACGTCGAGCCGGGCAGCGCCCTGCCGATGTCGATGGCGCAGAAGAAGCAGATGATCCTGGAGTTGGTGGACCGGATGATCCTGGCGCCTGACCGGGCGCTCAAGATGCTGCCCATGCCGTCCGATCTGGACGGGGAAATGGACCCCTTCCGGCTCGACCGGGACCGCGCCACCGAGGAGAACATGGCGTTCTCGGTGCTCACCGAGGCGCAGGTCGCAGAGGCCAATGCCCAGGTGCAGGAGAGCCTGTTGATGCAGGGCCCGCCTCCCCCGGCGCCAGTCTCGATGCCCGGGGCGCCGCCCGTCCCCACGGCCCCGCAGCAGGACGCCCTCCTGGAACTGCTTAAGGCTCTCAAGTTGGAGCCCCGCCCCGACTTTGAGCACAACCCGACCCACATCGAGCAGCACAACAAGTTCCGCAAGAGCCGGAAGTACCGGGACCTGTCCCCTGCGGTGCAGGCTGTAGTGGACGAGCACTGCGACAAGCACCTCCCTCCCCCCATGCCTGCCATGCCGGGACCGGAAGGCGCCAAGGGTGGGGGAAATGCCCCACCTCCTGGGTTCAACGGTAGCCCGCAGGGTCTGGCCCCGGGGATGCCGGATAAGTTCTCGGATGCCGGGTCGAAGGCCGACGTGATGGGTGACATCGGGGCTAACCTGCCGCCCATGCCGCCTACCCCCAGTTCGTCCAACGGGTAACAAAAAGCCGCCCCGGCTAGGGGGCGGCTAGAGGCGCTCCGCAGAGCAGTCGGAAGTGGGAGGGGATCCCTCGACTAGAACCTCTGATCACAGCCTGCCACGTTTGCATAAAAAGACAATGCACTATGATCGAAATGTCAGGTTAGGTTGACAGCAAAGTCATAGTGCTGGCAGAGTAGTTGGTGGAGAGGCGTCAGGGTCGCGCCCTGTTAATCAGCGTACCTACTCCAAGGGAGCAACACACATGGATGAATCCGTTACGATGGACGCTGGTTCGGATACGGCGGGCGAAACCCCTTCCTCGGTGGATACGCAGTCGCAGGACCCTGGCAGCACCCCTCCACCGACCCCTGCTGGAAAGACGTACTCGGAAGCCGATCTCCAGCGAGTGCTTCGTGGCCGCATCGAGCAGCAGAACCGCGCCCACGCCAAGCAGCTGAACGAGTACCGACAGAAGCAGGCTGAGTACGAGGCCGTGGTTCAGAGGATGAACAGCGGCATCGAGAACATGGGTCGCGGTTTCGGGTTCATCAAGGACGAGCAGCCCGCTCCCGTCACCCGTGAGGACATCCAGAACCTTGAGAGGCAGTTTGACGAGCGATTCTCTGCGCGTCTTGAGGAAGTGGAGCAGAAGCGCATCTACGGCCAGATCCAGGGGCACTGGAAGAACGTCGAGCAGCAGTACGCTGAGTTCGCCGCTCTCCCGGGGTTCAAGGAGGCCTGGGCCAAGCAGTGGAGTCCCGACAAGGACCCCAATGTTCTCGCACAGAATCTCGTTGCTTCATACGAGAAGGTCTTTGCGGCGAGGGCGAATGCTGCGGCCAAGGCCAAGGATGACCGCCTCAAGGCGGCTCCGGTGAAGGCTGGGGGCGGGACTGCTTCGGTTCCGGGCGCTGGTGGGGAGAAGGTCCCCCTCAGAAAGCAGATGATGGCGGCGATTGCTGCCTCCAGGGAGTAGTCACCCACCCTTGGAGCAAAAGAGGTAACACTACATGGCTTACAACGACAGCAGCGCGAGCAGGGCGTCAGTCGGAGCGATCCTCAAGCCCATCTTCGACAAGCAGGCCCGGTCGATTCTGAGCGAGGAGTTCAACTTCTGGAAGTACGTCCAGAACCCGGACGGCGAGAAGGTCAAGCTGGACGGCGAGGACTTCGTCATCGAGGTCCAGACGGAGCGCAACGACCGCTCCCAGAACTTCGCGGAGGAGGGCGACCTTCCGTTCTCGGGTGTCCCCGTGTTCAAGCAGGGGAAGATCCGGGCCGTGCGGTTCGCGCAGCCCATCCAGGTCACTCACGAACTCAAGATGCTGGCCGACCGTGACGTGGCGACCTTCTGCACCCGGCTGGAGGCTCTCTACTCCGACGCCAAGGCCGCTCTCGCCCGGACCATGAACAAGCAGGCCGTCAGTGACGGCACCGGCATCCTGACCACCGCTACCGGCTCGATCTCGACCGGCGCGGCGACCGGCACCCTGGCCGTGGCTGACTCGTCGGTGTTCGAGGAGAACCAGAGCCTCGAAATCTTCGACACCACCCTCGCCACCAAGCGTCCCGCCTCGGCCACCAGCAATATCTACGTCGTGGTCAGCATCGACACCGCTACGCAGATCACCCTGGCCGCCACGGACGGCGCCAACCTGACCGCCGGTACCGTCAACACGGACAAGATTTTCCGTGCGGGCTCGATGTCGGCGGCTGGCGGCGCGTACCAGGGCATGAACGGCCTCCAGCAGATCACCTCCTCGACTGCGTCGTTCATGAACATCACCGCCGCGAAGTGGCTGGCGACCCGAGTGGACGCCGCTGGCGCCGCTGTCGGTCCCCGGCTCCTGGGCCGCGCCCAGATCGCCATGCGCCGTCGCAGCAACTCCGCTGGCAAGCTCAACACCATTTGGATGTCCCCGGAGCAGACCCTCGACGTGGTGTACGGCCAGAACGGCACCTTCCCCGACGTGCGGTTCAGCCGGGAGGATGCCTCCAAGGTGTCGGTCAAGGGCGCCAACGCCCCGGCCTTCAACTTCGGCGGTCAGGACATCACCGTGCAGACCGACCTCGACATGCCGCTGACCAAGGCGATCATGTTCAAGGGCGACTCCCTGCTGGTCGGCTCGCTCCATGACGTGAAGATGGAGGAGTTCGGTGACGGCCTCACCGCCCTCCCGGTGTTCAACAAGACCACTGGCGCGTACAAGGCGGCTGACATCAGCTGGCTGACGTGGCGCGGCAACATGGGCTGCTACGCCCGCAACGAGTTCGTCGAGGTCTACGGCCTCCCGACCCCGGCCTAGCCTGAGTGATGGGGAGGGTGGGGCCTAAAGCCCTGCCCTCCCTGTCCTCTTTTCCATCCACCAAGTATCTGTCGAAAGGACAGGGACAACTATGATCCGCCTCCGCAACGTCGCTTACGAGAATGCCTCGGCTGGGTTCGCCGCCGTTCTCGCCGCCACCACCTACAACTTCGCGCTGTTCGTCAACAACACCGGCAAGACCCTCAAGATCCGCAAGGCCAGCTTCGTGGTCGCTGGTAAGGGCGCTGGCGGGACCTCGTTCACCGCAAACATCCTCAAGAACGGCACTACCGTCCTCTCCACCATCCCGGTCTGCACCACCGGCACGATGGGCGCGGACTACACGGTCAAGTTCGACACCAACAAGGAGTTTGCCGCTACCGCTCCGACTGGCGTGTCGGCCCTGCCGGTGCTCTCGACCACCGAGGCCACCATCACCGTGAAGCCTGGGGACGTGGTGGAACTTTCCACTACCAACGTGGGCGTCTACACCGGCACCGGCCCGAAGCTGGTCGCCACCGTTCACATGGAATACGTCACCCCGTAAGCGTCCACATGAGCGACGGCGAGGCGTCCCGCTGGCAGCGTCGGCTCCGCGAGGAGTTCAACGACACTCGGTTGCTGGTCCGCTGGGACCACGACATCGAGCGTTACCAGATCGGGTACGTCCCGAAGGGTGGCCTGACCGACGACCCGGAGTGGTTCTACACCGTCACTGACGGCCACTCCGGGTTCCGTCCTCTCGACCAGCGTATCGTCCGCAAGCTCCACACGCTCGACAAGACGAAGCAGCCCAACTGGACCGGGATTCGCCTGCGTAAGCACATCGAGCAGGAGAACCTGACGGCGCAGGAGAAGCAGAGCGCCGAGACTCGGTACCAGATGATGCACGAAATCAAGTTCCGCAAGGCTCGGTTCTGGGAGGCAACGTGACTAGGGCCGAAGCAGCCACCTACATCAAGCACCTGTTGTTTGAGGACGCGGCCACCACCGGGCTCGCCTCTACCGCGCAGTTGAACCTGACCATCGACGCGGCGAACGTGGCCGTGTGGCAGCGGGCCTCCATCCGGCAGCCCTCCCTGTTCTCAGAGACGCCTGCGGACCTGACCTATGTCGCGGCGACCGGGTATCACGACCTCTCCGCGCTGACCGTGGTCCCCTCCACGCTGAATCTCGTCAGCGTCCTCTCCGGTGGGCGGTACTACCCCATCGAGGAAATGAAGGTTACGGAGAAGGACAAGGTCGATCTCTACTCTCCGGTCCCTGGCTCCTCGATCCCCGTGGCGTACTGGCTCGACGGTGAGCGGCTCAAGTTCATCCCCGCCCCGGCCTCCAACCTGACGTTCCGGCTCAACTATGTCGGTCGACCGACTCCGATGACCGGCGATGCGGACAAGTTGCTGCTCGGCAAGATGGTCGAGTGGCACCTCCTGGTCTGCTACGAAGCGGCTCTCGTCCTTGCCATCAAGGACGAGGCTGACGGGATGTTCAGGGGCATCAAGTTCGTCCGAGACGAAATGCGGGAGTCCCTCGACCGCTGGCTCGGCAAGCGTTCCAACGCCCGGCCCCACTTCATCCGAGAGGTCGCATTCTAGATGGCCTCGGGCCAGAACAAGGTCGTCAAACTCTACGGCCCCTGGAAGGGCGTTGCTGACGCGGACTCCGAGGGCAATCCCTCGACGTTTGAGATCGGCTACAACGTCCATTCGGATGGTGGGAACCTCACGGCCCGTGGTGGCCGGGTGCCTTGGTCGTGGCTTGCCGGGGTCGGCCCCGTCCCGATTCCTCCCTACGCCTGCACGGTCGGGGGAGTGGACTACTGGCGGCAGCTGTCAGACGGGGACCCGGACACCTACGCCACCGGCACCCTCGACGCCTCGACGGTGTACGTCGAGATCACCAGCAAGGTGAAGTTGTCCGGTATCCGGGTGGGCATCAAGACCGCTAACTCGGGCGCGGTCACGCTGGTCCCGAAATACAACTCCGACGCCGTTGGGACGATGACCAACCTGTCGGGCGTCTCGGACGGTACGCTGGCCGGTGGCAAGACGATGGCGCAGTCGGGGAACGTTACTTGGACCGTTCCGGGTTCATGGCCTGCGATGAACGATGGGACCTATCGGGTCCGGTTGTTCGTGAGCGGGGCCGGGTACTCTGCGGGCACCCAGATCGGCTCGCTGACTTGCATCCCGGCTGTCAACCCCGGGAACCGGAGGCTCCACCACTCCGAAGGCGGGGGGGTCCTGCATACCGGGGACGGAGTCGCGTGGCTCGATTTCGGACAGCGCGTGGTTGGACTGCTGACCGATGCCGAGTTGACTAACGGCGGCATCGGCAAGTCGGTCAGGATCGGTCGCTACGGGTACTGCCTTGATGACCTTGGTCGGATCGTCGTTCTGGATGAATACGAATACAAGGCCAAGCTACTGACGGCGGTCCCCGGTAGCGACGCCGCCACCCAGGCGTACCAGACGGCGCTCCCGGCCTTTGAGTATATCGCGGCGTACAACGACCGCTTGTTCGGGATCACCTACTCGGGCACGGTCCTGTTCTCGTCGGTGGAGAACTCCTACTTCATCCCGACCAACGGTACGGCGCCCTATGGTGGCGTGCATCTGTGGCCTAGCCCCAACAACTTCGATATTGGCCCCTCCTTCGCGGGCTACGGGGCTGAGACATCGGGTGGGTACCTGTATCTATTCTCATCGTCCCGGGTTTACTACTACGACGAGAACTCGCGGCAACAGGTCCCTGCGGGTGGAGGGTGTCTCGCCCCGGAGAGCGTCACGTCTACGCCGAAGGGCCTTGTCTATGTCGCCCCGGACGGTGTGCGTGCGCTCTCTGGGGCGACATAGACA